ACAACTGGGATGAGATCACCACTGAGGTCATGGCCAGGTCCTACGACCAGCATATCAGGCCGATGCTCAGGTAGTACCGACATTTTTGTCTCTCTTGAAAGGACAACGGACATGCAACCCCACCAGTTGCCCGACACGAAGGCGATGAAGCCGCCTGTCACGACTCCCAATCCTCCGGGCAAGCGTCGTTCCCCGCAGGAGCTGCGCAGGGGCGCCAGGGTCAAAATGGATGGCCGCCCGGTCGAGGTCACCAACGAGCCCCGCCTGTCGCCCTCCGCGATTGGGACCACGGTTTTCTATGTCGACCCGATCACGGGACGACGTGGGTCCATCATCACTTTTCCCGGCGACAAGATCGAGGTAGTCGAATGAGTCTACAACCTTCCGCCATTCTGGCCGAAGCAAACGTGACCATCACCGGGGCTCGTGAAGAAGAGTATGGTGACAAGATCGTCTCGTTCACGCGAATTGCCAATTTCTGGAGCGAGATCCTTGGCGTAGACGTTCTTCCGCACCAGGTCGCACTCTGCATGGCCTCGCTCAAGATCAGCCGTGCCGCGGGAAGCCCTACGCATCACGATAGCTGGGTGGATCTCGCCGGTTACGCCGCTATCGGCGCTACGCTCGCAGTCCACGAGGACGAGACAAAGAAGACGGAGCCGGAGTGAGTATTCTCAGCGACGCCGACATTCGGGCTGAGGCTCAGAGTGGGCGTCTCCGGATTCTGCCTTGGTCTGACTCGCAGCTGCAGCCTGCGTCCTACGACGTCACACTCGGAACCGACTTCAAGGTCATGCGACCCGTCAAGGCTCCGTTCTTCGACTACATCGATGCTGGCCAGCGAAAGACCTACGATGACAGCATTGGGGGGTTCGTGTCGATCGAGCATTATGAGTACGAATCCGACGAATACACGATCGGGCCCGGCGAGTTCGTTCTCGGCACTACGATCGAACGAATCCACATCCCTCGCCATATGTCGGCCCGCTTCGAAGGCAAGAGTTCGCTTGGACGAATCGGCCTCATGACGCACGTTACCGCGGGATTCGTCGACCCGGGTTTCTCGGGGAACATCACTCTCGAGATCCACAACGTCAGCCCGAACTCGGTCAAGATCCACTCTGGCGATCCAATCGGTCAGCTGTGTTTCTACTACCTCCACACACCCGCGACCGAGTTGTACGGCCAGCGAGGCAATCACTACCAAGGGCAGATCGGAACCACCGTCGTCCGACACTGATCAAAATGGAACCCCTAAGGAGGCCCGACCATTAGCACCACAGTACCGGAACCACTTCCGCAATCCTACAGCTTCGGACGCGTTGTCGGACGGTTCATCACAGCCGTTGGGGACAGTGTCGACGACCTCGATCAAGACCCCGAGGTGGTCCCGTCTAAGGGTAGCGTCATATTCACGCCTGTAGAGCCGAATCGACAGATCATTGACGCGACTGCAGAACCGTCTCCGTTCATCACCCATGAAGTTATCACTACCACTCTTGACGATCGGGGCTATATTTCCCGAAATGGGGTGCGAGGTGTTACGCTGTGGACTGGCGAATGGACTGCGAAGTGCCAGGTTCCAGGTTTTTCTCGAGCACCGTTCCAGATCTTCGTCACGTCGGATCACACAATGGAGAGCCCGCTAGATCTGCTGATCGCCCAGCCTTACACGCCCCCCGCAAACGCGCCGGTCACGACAATGCTCGTACCTGCCAATCCGGTCGACAGTCACGGGCTCGTGTGGTCCGATGCTGAGGCGCGGCTCGTGTGGGGCCCTGTCGGTGGCTCCGGTGGGGGAACGTCCGACCATGGCGCCCTCGCCGGACTCGCAGATGACGACCACCCGATCTATCACACGGACGAGCGAGGTGACGCCCGTTACAGTCCACTAAGTCACGGGCACGACTACGCCCCGACCACCCACGACCACGCCATCGGCGACGTGACCGGTCTGCAGTCCGCGCTCGACGGTAAGCAGGCGGCTGGTTCCTACGCTGCCGCGTCCCACAACCATGACGGCACCTACGCACCCGTGTTCGGTCCGGACGACAACTACGTCACCGACGCCGAGAAGGCGAAGCTGGCGAATCTGTCGGGCACCAACACCGGCGACCAGACCCTGCCGACATGGTCCACCATCGCGGGCAAGCCTGCCGTGGTTGCCGCTGGTGCGGACGCTGCTGCTGCCCGTACCGCCATCGGCGCTGGAACCTCCAACCTCGCTCTCGGAACCACCGCATCGACGGCCAAGGCTGGAAACTACGCCCCACCCGCTGCGTCCGCTACGGCGCAGGGCGTCGTGGAACTCGCCACCACCGCCGAGACGACGACGGGCACGGACGCGGCACGGGCTGTCACCCCCGCGGGAGTGAAGGCCGTCGCGGACACGAAAGCGAACGCCTCGCATGACCACACCGCCGCGCAGGTGACCGGGCTGGCGACTGTGGCCACGACGGGCGCCTACGCCGACCTCGCCGGCACTCCGACGATCCCCGACACCGAAACCATCCAAGACGTGGTGGGCGGGCTAGTGGTGGGCGCTGGTGGCACCTACAACGACGCCGCCGGGACGATCACCCTGCCTGTTGGCGGCGGTTCCGTCGCCGACCCGCAGCCGATCAACGCGCAGACCACCGCCTACACCCTGACCGCATCCGACGCGGGCAAGTTGGTCACCATGACTCTCGCTGCTGCTGGTGATCTGACGGTTCCCACCGGGACGTTCACCGCAGGCCAGCGGGTCGACGTCCTCGACCTCGGAGCAAGCCGGGTCACGTTCGTCGCCGGGGCTGGCATGACATTGAGCGGTACCCCGTCGCTCGTGTCGAGGGCACAGCATTCGGCGCACTCGATCATCTTCCTGTCCTCGACTGAGGCCGTCGTCGTGGGTGATCTCGCATGATCCCGCTCGGCGTGCTGGCAGGCTCCCGGCATGTCGCTACTGGTGGCGCGACAAGCATTGCCCCGAACGAGTTTGCGGACCTGAATATTTGGCTTGACTCATTGACGCTGTCTGGCGCTGACGCATCGGACGTTACCTCGTGGGACTCGTCAGGAACGTCATACAACTACACAAGCAGGGTAGGTCTTGCTGCGCCGAAGTTGACGCTGAACCATACGAACCCCGCCGTACGGTTCACGGGCGCGGAAGTCTTGGTGGACGTGGGCGGCAAGCAGGGAGTAGGTGGCCCCCAGACGTTCTTCGTTGTGGGAACCAAGGCTTCCTCTCTCAGTAAGCGAATCGTCGGTGTGGCAGGGACAGGGCTAGTCCTCACGATAGACGCACAGCAGAATCCGGTCGGAGGCGTTTACGGCGGCAACTGGGCAACGGCTGAGTCCCCTGAGTCGGTGCCGCTCAACACCCTGTTCCTGGCAGGGGTCAGGTTTGTGCCCTCCACTAGCCTTGAGGTCTTCTATAACGGAGTCTGGACATTGGGAGCAACCCCAACCACCTTGAGCAATGACCGCGCTTTCGCAGTTGGCGGGTACGCGGCAACGACCCCTGAATGGATTGGCGATATTGGAGAGTTTGTCCATGTCAGAAAGGCGCTCGATGCTACAGAGGCCGAGGGCCTGGTCAGTTATCTTGAGAACAAGTGGGGGATCTAATGCACGCACTAATCCAAAACGACCAGATCACCCAGGTAGGCCCGCGGCCCCGTATCTGGTGGGATGGCGACCGCTGGCACGACCTCCGCGAAGACGACGGCACCCAAGCCGCCGCCCTCGGCTGGCTGCCCCTCACCACCGAGCCACGCCCCGACGACACGCCCACCTATACGTGGGACCGTACCAAACCGTCTCTCGTCGATGGATTGCCGGTGGTCGGCTGGACTCAAAGGTTGTGGACCGAGGCCGAACTCGCCGCGGCACTGGAAGGCGACATCGCGCAGCAGCTCCAGCAGGACACCGCAGCGGACCTCACCAAGCTGCGCGACGCCATCGACCAGCTCGCCACACTGCTGGGTAACAACACCACCGCGGGCAGCATCCGCTCGTGGAAGTCGCCGATCACCAACAATGACACGCTGACCGGCGCACAAGGCAAGGCTCTGGCTGACCTGCTGATCAGTGAGGCGCAGGCAACCCGACGCATCGCACGCCAGGTCCTCCGGCTCGCACGGTCGATGGTCGGGGACTACAGCTCCTCCGATGTCGGCTCGGACATGTGACAGCAGGCGAGGCGACCTTCGGGCCGTGCGAGGATTGGGGCAAGACCGCCCTCACCGGGCCCGGAAGTGGAGGGTGAGGGGCGAGGCCCCCGCACCGAGAAATCGGGCGGGGACTATACATCGGCAGATGTCGGGGTGGACATCTGATTCAAAATGGAAGTAAACAACCGACAATAGGACACGCTAAGGAGCGTCTATGGAACTGCCCGGCTATGCCTATGGCCAGGTTGTCGGGCGGATCATCACCGCTGTCGGCGACCAGGCCCTCAACAACGACCTCGATCTATATCCTGATGCGGTTGGCGCGAAGGGTAAGGTTCGCTTCCATCCAAAGGAGCCCTATCGTATCGTCGTGGACTCGACCATCGCGCCGTCAAGCTTCGTCAAGAACGAGACCGTCGTCGCGGTTCTGGATACCGATGGCGATCTGACCGTCAACGGTGTAAAGGGCGTCTTCCTATGGACCGGCGCCTGGACGGTCGTGTTCGACGTCGGATTCGAGATCGACTCATTCGATATTCTTGTAGAGTCTACACACACCCCGGCAGCGCCGCTCGACCTCTTCATCGCTCAGTCGCAGTCGGCATGACAACTGAATGGTTTGATGGACATATCCGCGAAATGTCGAAACGGAACCTAGAAAGGAGGTGATTACATAGTGGGAACTATCAGGGACAAGTTGATGCACGCCTGGAACGCATTCAACGACACCGAGCAGGAAGAGATGCGCGCGCATACTTATGACTACGGTGCCGCAGCCAGCTGGGGTTCACGCCCCGATCGGCAACGATTCAGGGTCGCGAACGAGCGGTCGATCATTACGGCCGTATACAACCGGATGGCGCTCGATATCTCAGGTGTTGACATTCGACACGTTCGTCTGGACGGCCAGAAGCGATATCTCGAGGATGTGCCAAGCGGCCTCAACTACTGTCTCACTGAAGAAGCCAACATCGACCAGGCAGCTCGACAATTCCGAAAGGATATTGTCATGACGCTCTTCGACAAGGGCGTTGCGGCTATCGTTCCGGTAGACGTGTCGGCGAATCCGCTAAACACTGGCGGATACGACATCAAAACCATGCGCGTCGGCACGGTCACACAATGGCTCCCTAAGCACGTCAAGGTCGAACTCTACAACGAGAACAAGGGCCTCCGCGAAGAGATCATGCTGCCGAAGAAGATGGTGGCTATCGTCGAGAATCCTCTGTACGAGGTGATGAACGAGCAGAATTCTACTCTTCAGCGCCTTATTCGGAAGATCGGCCTCCTGGACACCGTCGACGAGAAGGCTAGTTCGGGCAAGTTGGACATGATCATCCAGCTCCCATACGTCATCAAGTCGGATGCTCGACGCACGCAGGCGGAGAATCGGCGAAAGGATCTCGAGTTCCAGCTTCAGGGCAGCAAGTACGGCATCGCCTATACCGACGGCACTGAGAAGATCACTCAGTTGAACCGCCCGGTTGAGAACAACCTGCTGCCGCAGATCGAGAGCCTTACGAAGCTTCTCTATTCGCAGTTGGGGCTCACCGAAGAGGTCATGAACGGCACGGCGAGCGAAGAGGTGATGTTGAACTACAACAATCGCACCGTGGAGCCGGTGGTCAGCGCCATTGTGGAAGAGATGAGGCGGACATTCCTAACAAGGACCGCACGTTCTCAGAAGCAGTGGATCATGGCGTTCCGAGATCCATTCAAGCTGGTCCCGATTGCGAACATCGCCGAGATCGCAGACAAGTTCACCCGCAATGAGATTATGACCTCCAACGAAATTCGTGGCGCAATCGGCATGGCTCCGGCCGAGGACCCGAAGGCGGACGAACTCGTGAACAGCAACATGCCTCAACCGGCCGTACCTCCGGGTGAAGACCCTGGCGCACCACCGCCCGCGGATGATCAATCACTACCCAACATTGGAGATGAAACGGTTTAAAATGGAACCTGACTTCACCGGGTACGTCACCAAGGCGGACCTCAAGTGCTCCGACGGTCTGACCATCAAGCCGAATGCGTTCGCGCATGACAGCGGCACGAAGGTCCCCCTCGTCTGGCAGCACGGACACACTGACCCCAACAACGTTCTCGGCCATGTGATGCTCGAGAACCGCGCCGATGGCGTTTACGGATACGGTTTCTTCAACGGTACCCCGAACGCACAGAGCATTCGAGAGGCTGTTCGTCATGGCGACATCAACGCTATGTCGATCTACGCCAACAAGCTGGTCAAGAAGGGCAAGGACGTTCTCCACGGAGCAATCCGTGAGGTGAGCCTGGTCCTCGCTGGCGCCAATCCCGGCGCGCATATCGACTATGTCAACCTCCAGCACGGAGCTGACACTGATGAGCTCGAGAATTTCGAGGCGATCCACTACACGGGTCTCGAGTTCGAACATACGGCGCTGGCGGACGACTCCGAGGATATTTCCGAAGAGACCCCGGTAGTGGTCGAGCACGCCGAATCAACCGATTCCTCAAACAAGGGAGAGCAGCCCGTGGCTGAGAACACCGAGAAGACCGTCAAGGACGTCTTCGATTCCATGTCCGAAGATCAGCAGCAGGTCGTCTATTTCATGGTCGGCCAGGCCCTCGAGTCTCAGGGCAACACCGTTCAGCAGGGCGCGTTCGGTGACGACGACTTCATCAACCACCAGAACGGAGATTACGTGAACGTTTTCGAGCAGGACGACGAGGCTACCGAGGCCTTCGCCATCAGCCACGCCGACATGAAGGGCATTGTCGCGTCGGCCATCAAGGGCGGCTCCCTGAAGGACGCCGTTGACGACTACGCGATCCAGCACGGTATCGAGAACATCGATATCCTGTTCCCGGACGCCAAGGCCATCTCGGACAGGCCGGAGTTCCTCTCCCGCCGGATGGAGTGGGTCTCCAAGGTCCTGGGCGGCACCAAGCACACCCCGTTCTCTCGGATCAAGACCCTGCACGCCGACATCACGATGGATGAGGCCCGTGCCAAGGGCTACATCAAGGGCAACATGAAGAAGGATGAGTTCTTCAGCCTCCTGAGGCGCACCACCGAGCCCACCACGATCTACAAGAAGCAGAAGCTGGACCGGGACGACGTCCTGGACATCACTGACTTCGACGTGATCGCCTGGATGAAGGCCGAGATGCGGATCATGCTGGACGAGGAGCTCGCCCGCGCTATCCTGATCGGTGACGGCCGCGAGGTCGACGATGAGGACAAGATCAACGAGCTGAAGCTCCGCCCGATCGCCACCGACAACGACATGTACGCTGTCAAGGTGTACGTCGATGCCACCGCCGAGGCCTCCAGCGCCGATGCGGTCGTCGACCAGATCATCCTCCAGCGCAAGCACTACCACGGCTCCGGTTCGCCGACCCTCTACACCACCGAGGATGTCGTCACCAAGATGCTGATGGCCAAGGACACCCTGGGTCGTCGCCTCTACAACACCGAGGCCGAACTGGCTTACGTCCTGCGCGTCGCCAACATCGTCCCGGTCGAGGTCATGGAGACCGAACCCGACCTGCTGGGCATCATCGTCAACCTGGCTGACTACTCGGTCGGTGCCGATCGCGGCGGCGAGGTCACCCTGTTCGACGACTTCGACATCGATTACAACCAGCAGAAGTACCTGATCGAGACCCGCGTCTCGGGTGCCCTGACCAAGCTGCGTTCGGCTCTGGTCCTGAAGAAGGCTGCTGTCGGTTCTGCTCTGGCTGAGCCCACCGCGCCGACCCGTGTCGACAACGTGGTGACGATCCCGACGGACACCGACACCGTCTACACCGACGAGGAGGGTGTCGTCCTGACCCAGGCGTCCACCGTCACCCTGACGGCGCTCAACTCGCCGTACGTCATCAAGGCGATCCCGGCTACGGGCAAGTACTTCGCCACCTCGGCGAACTCGACCTGGACCTTCCGCGTCAAGGCCTGACGGAAATAGCTCCTGATGTCGAAGAAGTTCTACGGTCGCGTAGGCTACGGCCAGAAGACCGAGATCCGACCCGGTGTCTGGGTGGACCAGATCGTCGAGCGTGCATATCGAGGCGAAGAAGTTCGCGTAATGCGCAAGTTGGATGGCGCAAGCAAGCTCAACGACGACATTTCGGTAAACAACCAGATCAGCATCTTGGCCGACGCCTTCGCGCTGGAGCACTTCTTCGATATCAGGTATGTAGAATGGGCGGGGGCGTTGTGGAAGGTTCCCACTGTGGAGCTACAGCGTCCCCGTCTTATTCTCTGGATCGGCGAGGTGTACAATGGGCCAAAGGCTGGATCTACACTCTAAGCTCGTAGAGATTCTCGGTGGCCCGAGCGTATATTTTCAGCCACCGGAGTCTCTCATCATGAGCTACCCCTGCATCGTGTACGAAACCGCAATGTGGGACACGGTCTTTGCCGACAACACACCATATTCCGTGAGTAAGCGGTATACGGTTACCGTTATCGACCCAGACCCAGACAGCATGATTCCGGACGAGATCGCCATGCTTCCGAAGTGCGCATATTCGCGCCACTTCACGGCTGACGGTCTCAATCACGACGTATTCAATCTTTACTTCTGAAGGAGTAATACATGACTCGACTTCTCTGGGACCAGGCGGGTGAGCGGACCTACGAGACCGGTGTCGACCGCGGAGTTCTGTTCCCCATGGTCAACGGCACCTACACCACCGGCGTTCCGTGGAACGGCCTCGTGGGCGTCACCGAGAGCCCGGGTGGAGCTGAGGCGACCCCGCTCTACGCTGACAACATCAAGTACCTCAACCTGCGTTCTACCGAGACCTTCGGCGGCACTATCGAGGCCTACACCTACCCGGACGAGTTCGCTCTGTGCGACGGCTCGGCTGCTCCCGCGATCGGCATGTCCATCGGTCAGCAGAACCGCGCGCAGTTCGCGCTGTGCTACCGTACCAAGCTGGGCAACGACACCGAGGGTGAGGAGTTCGGCTACAAGATCCACATCATCTACGGCGCCACTGCTTCGCCTTCGGAGCGTGCGTACAAGACGGTGAACGATTCGCCGGAGGCCATCACCTTCAGCTGGGCGATCGACACTACTCCGGTGAGCATCACCGGCTTCAAGCCGACCGCGCTCGTCACGATCGACTCCACCACGGTTACCGCCCCCAAGCTGACCCTGCTCGAGGATGCGCTGTACGGTGACGACACGGCCGGCGTATCGTCCCTGCTGATGCCGGACGCGATTGTCACCCTGATCAACGGCGTCTGATAACCGACTGAAAGGAGACCGGGGAATGCTCCGCGTCACAATTCCGCCAACCGAAACCTACGATGAAGCGACTAATCAATTCATCGGCATTGGTGCTTGGGAGTTGGAACTGGAGCATTCCCTGGTCTCCGTGTCAAAATGGGAGGCCCGTTGGGGTATCCCGTTCCTCGACGGCAAAGACAAGACCCCAGAACAGACCCTGGATTATATTCGGGCGATGACCATTACACCCAATGTCCCGCCAGAGGTCTACTACGTCATCCCCAAATCTGCGATCGACGAGATCACGGCTTATATTTCGGCGAGTATGACCGCGACCTGGTTCAACGAGAAGAAAACACAACCGGCCCGCGAGGCCATCACGTCTGAACTCATCTACTATTGGATGATTGCGTCGAACGTCCCGTTCGAATGCCAAACCTGGCATCTCAACCGGCTGATTACGCTTATTCGAGTCTGCCAGGCAAAGAGTTCCAACCAGAAGAAGATGAGCAGTCGTGAAGTCGCGGAACAGAACCGCGCACTCAATGAAGCTCGTCGAGCAAAGCTCGGAAGTAAGGGGTGATGTTTTGCCTAGGGTCTCGTTCACTAGTACTGGCGACTTTAACAATACAGACCGATTTTTGACCAAGATGAAGTCCGCGGAGATGTACCGAGAGCTCAATCGTCTTGCTCAACAGGGCGTGACGGCCTTGGGTGCCGCTACGCCGATCCGCTCCGGTAAGACTTCCTCGTCCTGGACCTTCGAGACCAAGATTTCGCGCGACCGTGCCGAGATCAACTGGCTCAACACAAACATCAACCAGGGCGTCAACATCGCCGTGATTATTCAGTACGGACACGGCACCCGAAACGGTGGCTACGTACGAGGGATCGACTATATCAACCCGGCGATGCGTCCGGTATTCGACAAGATAGCAAACGACGTCTGGAAGGTGGTGACCTCAGCATGAGCAGTATCGATGAACGTGCAGTCCGGATGAAGTTCGACAACGCTCAGTTTCAAAGCGGTGTCTCGTCGACCTTGTCGAGCCTCGACAAGCTCAAGCGGGGCCTGAACTTCAAGGGCGGAACCGAAAGCCTCTCCAATCTTGACCGGGCGGCCAAGGGTATTTCCTTTGAAAGTCTCGCCCAGAGTGTCCAATCCATTTCTGGTCGCTTCAGCGCGTTGAGCGTTGTGGCGATCACTGCGCTGTCGAACATCACCAACGCGGCCATAAACGCTGGTACCCAGCTCGCGAAGTCCATCATGATCACGCCAATCATGGACGGCTTCCGTGAGTACGAGACCAAGATGGGTTCGATCCAGACCATCATGGCGAACACGGCGAAACACGGGACAACGCTAGAGACCGTCAACCGTGAGCTCGAGGCGCTGAACACCTACGCTGACGACACGATCTACAGTTTCGGCGACATGACCAAGAATATCGGTCTGTTCACCAACGCTGGTCTGAAGGTTGAAGACTCAACCCAGATGATCAAGGGCTTCGCGAATGCGGCTGCCGCCTCAGGCACCGACGCGAACCGCATGTCTGGCGCGGCATATCAGCTATCGCAGGGCCTCTCTGCCGGACGTCTTACGCTGATGGACTGGAACTCGCTGGTCAACGCTGGCATGGGTAACAACAACATGCAGCAGGGCCTGATCGATATTGCCACGGCAACCGGTGATCTTCAGGAGAAGACTGGCAAAAACACCCTGACAACCAATGAGTTCCGCGACTCGCTCCAAAAGGGCTGGGTCACGACCGACGTCATGTCGACGTACCTCCGCATCATGGCTGGGGACATCGACGAGGCAGAGATGAAGACCCTCGGACTCACCGAGGCGCAGGTAAATTCCTTCGTCCAGCAGGCCCAAACGGCTGAAGAGGCCGCAACCAAGGTCCGAACCTGGACCCAGCTTGTGGGCGCCACCCAGGAAGCCGTTGGCTCTGGCTGGGGCCAGACGTTCGAATTGCTGTTCGGCGGGTTCAACGAAGCAACGGAACTGTTCAGTTCGATGGCCGAAGCGCTCACGGGCAAGCAGGGGTTCCTCACTCTGATGACCGAGGGCCGTAACAAGGTTCTCAAGGAGTTCGTCGACCTCGGCGGTCGTACCGACATCATCAAGGGTCTGACCAACACCTTCGACGGTGTCGTACAGGTCGTCCGAACCATCGGCGAAGCCTTCCGACAGATCTTCCCGCCGACAACAGGCGCGCAACTCAAGGCACTCTCGGCAGCATTCCTCAGCTTCACCGAACGCCTCAAAATGGGAAGTGAAACCGCCGACAATCTGAAGCGAACGTTCGCCGGGGTCTTCGCGATATTCTCCATCGGATGGCAGATCATCAAGGCCGTCGCAGGGGCGTTCGTGGACATCGTCGGAGCGCTTCTCCCGGCGGGAGACGGTTTCCTCGGGATCACGGCGTCCGTCGGAGACTTCTTCGTGGCGCTCGACAAGGCCATGAAGTCCGGTCAAGGGTTCACCAAGGTCATCGAGACCATCGGTAAGATCGGCGCGTTCGTCGCCGGGGTTATCAGTGGTGTCGCAAAGACCGTTGGGGATTTCTTCAGTGGTCTTGGTTCCGGTAACCTTGACGGTTTCGGTGACAGCATCCGAAAGAACTTCCAACCGATCACGACCATATTCGAGGGCGTTTCCGGTGCGATCAAGAACTTCGGTAGGGCCTTCGGATCGGCATTCCCTGGCCTGATCACCTTCGGTATGAAGGTCGGTGATGCGTTCAAGAATATGTCGATTGCGATCATGGACGGGCTCAAGAACGTCAGCTTCGAGAACTTCATGAACGGAGTCATGGCACTGCTCGCCTCTGGCGCGCTACTGTCCATCCGGAATCTGTTCTCAGGTCTGCGCGAAGCCATCGACGGTCTCATTGGAGGCGACGGCTCGAAGGGCATGTTCTCTGGCATTGGCGAGGCCATCGGTTCACTGACCGGTTATCTCGAGACGATGCAGCAGAACGTTCAGGCCAAGACGATCCTGCTGATCGCTGCCGCGGTTGGTATTCTGGCGGTTTCGATGTTGATGTTGTCGACTATCGAGCCGAAGAAGTTGGCAGTCGCACTTGGTGCTCTGACCGCGTCCTTCGGCGCGTTGCTGGGGGCGATGTTCCTGATTACCCAGATGGGTATCCTCAAGAGCGGGTCCCTAGTGGCTACGGCGGCGGGTCTTGTGCTGGTGGCAATCGCTGTCGCCATCCTGGCATCGGCCGTCAAGACGATGTCGGACCTCGACTGGAATGGTTTGGCCAAGGGCCTAAGCGCGACGGTTGTGCTCATATTCGCGTTGTCCGCGGCTGTTCGGATCATCGGCACGAACGGCAAGAACCTCAGGAAGTCCGCGGTTGGTCTTATCGCCTTCGCGGTTGCGATTCGGATATTGGCCAGCGCAGTTCAGGCGATGGCTGACATGAATTGGGGGGAACTTGCCAGAGGTCTGGCGGGTGTACTCATCGTCATGGCTGGGGTGCTGGCGTTCGCCAAGCTCCTCGACAAGACGAAGTTCAGGCCAGCTACCGCAGCAGGTATCCTCATCCTGGCGCTGGCACTCAAGGTGTTCGCAAGCGCAGTCGAGGACTTCTCCGGTATGGATTGGGGTGAACTGGCCAAGGGCTTTGCTGCGCTTGCCGGTATATTTGCGGCGATCATCGTTCTTTCCAAGCTCACCGGCGGCGGCACACAACTGCTCGTTGTCGGGGCAGGTATGATCGGTATATCTGCGGCTATTGTCATCCTAGCCGGGGCTCTCGAGCGTTTTGCGAAGTTGACCTGGCCGGAGATCGCTAAGGCCATGGTCGTTCTAGCCGGGTCACTTCTTATCCTGGCTGGCGGCATGTACCTCATGACGGGCGCTATCGTCGGTGCAGCCGCTCTGGTTATCGTTACCGCGGCCCTCACGGGGCTGGTGCCAGTGCTCAAGGCGCTTGGTGGCATGTCGCTTGGCGAGATCGGAAAGGCGCTCCTCGTCCTTGCGGGGGCGTTTACCATTCTCGGTGTGGCGGGCGCGCTTCTTGCACCCGTAGCAGTGCCGTTGCTTATTGTGGCGGGTGCCATCGCCCTTCTTGGTATCGGCGCTATGGCCGCTGGCGCAGGTATGGTGATGTTCGCCTCTGGTCTCGCGGCTCTGGCCGTTTCGGGTGTAGCAGGTGTCGCAGCGATCGCCGCAAGTGTCACGATTCTCCTCGGTCTTATTCCTGCGATCTTCGTAGGGTTGGCCAAGGGCGTAGTGGCATTCGCACAGGCGCTCGCTGATAGCGCAGTGGCTTTGGCTGCGGCGTTCGTCACTATCGGAAAGGCCATCATCGGCGCACTCGCGGAACTCATCCCGGGTGTGGTTGGCTTGATCGTACAGCTCGTGATATATCTCGGAAACGCGATTCGTGAGCTCTTCCCGTTCCTGGTACAGCTCGGTTTCGATCTGATCCTTGCTCTACTACGAGGTATCCGAGACAACATCGGGGAGATTGTAACGATCGCGGGCGAGATTATTGTGAACTTCATCAACGGCATCTCAGCCGCACTCCCGGCCATCACCCAAGCAGCGGTCGATCTGATTGTGGCGTTCCTCGATAGCTTGGCCGCAGCCATCTCGGGAAACTCTGGCAGGGTGAACGAGGCTGCCGTGGGCGTTGTGGATGCAATTCTCGCGGGTCTCTTGTCGGGATTCATCGGTAATCAGGCCAGCGCCAACGAAGGGTCTAACCGATTCATCGACGGCGTGAGGAGTGCGTTGATCAACCGGATGTTGTTCGGCATCCCGTCAATCATTTCCGGGGCAAAGAATATGGCGTCGGGAGTCAAGACTGGCGTCTCGTCGCAAGAGGGCTCCACCCGGACTGCGGGTGATTCGCTTGGTCGAACGGTTTGGACCTCGGTCATAAACGGTATCGTCCCAGGTCTTGGGACGGTTCTTAGCACGGCAACGCGTCTTGGCGGTAACGCTGCAACGGGTGTGGGTTCACAGTCTGGGAACGCTAGTACCGCTGGTCGACGAGTCGGCACCAGTGCGGGCAGTGGTTTGTCTGGCGGGCTTAATGCCGGTCAAGGCTCGGTGCGATCGGCCGGTAGTAGTCTTGGTAGCGCAGCCGGTCAGGGTGTCTCGTCCGGCGGTTCCGGTGCGTCCGCAATTGCTCGTTCTATCGGTGGGAACATCGCTAGGGGTCTGGCCAACGGTATTACAGGTGGTCTGAGCGGCGTCATTTCTGCAGCAGCATCGATCGCAGGCGCAGCCCTGTCTGCAGCTAAGGCCAGACTTGACGTCCGGTCGCCAT